CACCTCCCATTAAACCACCAGTAGCACCACCCAAAGCACCGCCTAAAGCAGCACCTTTAAGAATGCCACCAAGACCTTTGCCTTGTAGTAATTTTGTGCCACCACCTACGGCAGCACCTATCATCATTGGAACGGCTAATTGACCCATACTACGCTCCCTTCACTTTGCCAACTAAGTAGCAAATAGGTTCTATAATTGCACGATAGATACGACCTAGTGGGTCACGTTTCTTACCACGCATCTCTTTCCACAAATCAGCAGTACGATGACGTGCAATATGCTCTGCAACACGTCTTACAGCGTTTCTAAGCGCATTTGGTGTACCGTTGAAGGCATAGGCTACGACAGGTAAGAATAATGTGTGATAGCCCTTCTCAATCGTTTTAGCATTTGGCATGGTAGCAGAATGTTGTAACCATACAGCTTGTCGGAATGAACCAAAGCCATAAGCCTCGTTCATTGCAGTACATACTATTTTACCACCACTTGATGTGCTTGTAGTGGTTGAACCTTGAGGTGTACCAGTCAAGTATTGAGCGTACTGGTTAAGTTTAGCAGTAGGCAAGTTCTCTTGGTAATTAAAGCGATTAATATCTGCCTGTAGTGCTGTGTTGGCATAGTCTTCTCTAGCTTGACCACTTTTAAGCAATTGATTAATGTCTGTGTAGTCAGCGTTAGCCAATGCAGGTGCGCCCATTGCTGCTGCTTCTTGTCTACCACGTTCGGCAGCATAGTTAGCGTAGGAAAGTTCCCCAGCTTTATTAGCCAAGGTATTAGCTAATGTATTAGCAGCACGGTTTTGTATATCAGCACTTACACCAGAGCCATAACGACCAGCCATTGATGCGCCACCTTGAGCAGACTTAATTGCATCCATGTAGGTTTGTGTTGCACCTTGTGATGCACCAGCCATAGCTTGATTAAAGTATGGGTTGTTTTGTAAGTATTGACCACTTATTACAGCTTGTTGTTGTTGTTGAGCTGCTGGTAGTAATGGATTACCTGCCATAGCACGGGTACTTGCTGCCGTTAAAGCCTGTGTTGTTTGTGCTGATGGGTCTACATAAGTCTGACCGGCATAGTAACGAGGACTACTGCCTTGGTATAGTTTCTTTGCTTCTCCTAAACCATAGCTAACATAAGGTTTAAGTATTGGGTCAATGCCGGTAGTTGATTGTTGTTGCTGACCACCGCCACCACCGCCCTCTAAAGTCATGCGTTTGCCTACTGGTTTGAATGCTAACTCTGGCAACATATCTAAGTGATTGTATTTCATGTAATGCTCCTAAATGCTTAATTCCCAATTTCTTGGTCTGAATCCTAGTTGTTTTGCTCTCGTTTCCCATCCACTACGCATAGAAGAAAACGTCACTTTTTTGCAGTTGCCTTGTTTAGCAATGCTCTTGGCAAACTCAAGTCCAAAGGATAAATCATCAGGGTTGCTTGAATCTAACCATGCTGCCCAAATGTGCATCTCTACACCGTTAGGCTGTAATACTATAAAACCTTTCTTTTCTGGCAATATCCACAACATAGAGCGTTGCTCGTAGCAGTCGCAATAAATGTCTTCTGCTAACCACTCTGAATGACCTTTAGCACGAACCTTCTCAAGACCCATACGAACCCACCACCAGCAATGTCTTAGTTCGTTAGGTTTTACATACGAGAAGTCCATTATCCAACCACCAAGTATTTGTATGTTTTGTTTGCTACTGAGTTAGCATAATGTGTCAAAGTTGCAGTACCTTTAGATTGTGCGCTAATGTACGGTGATTGTATTGGCGATGCTAATGTCAATGTTACTACGCTAGACGGTATTAATGGTCTAGCAAACGGTGTTGTTTGTGCTGCGTATGCTTCTATATAAGTACCAGTTGCAGCAATTGCTATGCCAAGTTCAATGTAATCACCAGCACTACAGGTAACAAAGAAGTTAGCCACGGCTACTAAATAACCGTCTGAAGAACCGTGCTTTGCTGGCACATCAAATTTACTAGCAGTACCATCAATATTTACTCCATTTACTTTTAGCCATATAGAAGTTGCATCAATTTGTGTAGTAGTATTTGCTAGTTGTAATGAAAATTGTACATTATAAGTACCGGCATTTCTTACATATATCTTATTTGCTGATAAATATGAACCATCAGCAATATCTGTCGTATTTAATGCAACAGTATAAGCCGTATTAGCTGCTGCAAATGTTTGGTCTACTGTATTTTGATACGATGCATACGGTACTAAGTTATTGCCGGCTGCTAATGATACAGGAGCTAATAGTATAACCGAGTCATAGCCAATTCGCTCGTCAGTAATAGTAGTAGTAGTTGCGTTACCAGTTGCTAATGTAACACTACCAGTATTGTTAGACTTACCTTCAACCAAATTGTTTACTACCTCGGATATTTCACGAGGTGTAGAACCTGCTGGGTTGAGTTTACGATACATCATCTTGTGCCTTGTGGTGTAACATCAATATCAATACCAATGGCATTAGACCAATTGCTTCCAGTAGGAATTACTGATAAACGATGGTACTTACCACTACTGCGTAATGATACACGATTCTCGCTACTTGCTGCTGTATATGAACCTAACTGTGGTACTGCGCTCAAAAGCATCCTAGAAGCAATTGCTACGCTCCCAGAGCCATTATCTACTACTGGTCGTGCCAATGTAACCACAGAAGTTACTTCGCTTCCTATGTCACCAGTTGTCAATGTAGCTGTAGAGTTAGCACCAGTAAAGGTTACTATTTTGGTAGCCCTAGTACCTGCAAATAAGAACTTGCCACCTGTCCACAATGCGTCATCTAAAGAAGTAGTCAATGTGTCCATGTTGCCGTATAAGTCTAATCCTTCTAACGTCATGCCTGCTGATGCAGAACTAGCAACAACATCAACGTCAGTAGTGCAAGATGACCACTTCTGTACTTGCCAGTTATAGATAAGCAATGTGTTTTGTGCAAAGTTGTCAATGAACTTCCAAACTACTATCTTGCGAATTGGATCAATCGTTGCTGACATTGAGTTAAGTTTTGATTGGTTTACATTAGCATAGAACCATGCATCTACCTTTTGTGTACCAATGGCAGTTACTGTAGAGCCATCGCATGAATAGAAGCCATCATCACCTAAGAAGTAAGTCATAGAACCGTACTGAACAACAGAGTTACCTTCTACGCAACCAACACCACGGCTGATTGTGTCAAATTGGAAGAATAACGGTGAGCCAATGTAAGACATACGAACAATGGCACGGTCTAGTAATATTAATCCAACCTCACCACCGGTCAGACCAGTAATGTTGCCACCATCGGCAATTATTTGGAAGTCAGACTGACTTGCGCCACCGGCTGTCCAGTTTGTTGCATCATTGATGTTAGACCATTGCACCTTGTTTGAATTACTACCAGCATCTAAGTTAGCAGCCACAACAAAGTCACGGACTACGGTAACAAATTTAGCTATTGGTGCGCTTGCATTTGCATCAGCAAATAGTGAGCTTGACCCTAAAGTATAGGCTTGCAATATATTGACGTTATTAGCTGCAATAATAGTATTGCCAAACTGTGTAAAGTTCCATTTAACTACGCTTGAATAGTTGCCAGACTTAGATACGTTATCCATGCTCAAGTCAGCACTATCTAATTTGAATAACTTAGTAGCACCACCGGCAAATATGCTTGTTGTCGTACTAAACTTACCAGCAAATACATTATTAAGATTTTCACTTGCAGCAGCAGAATAGTCTACGGCTAATGGGAATGGGTTATAACCTAGCGCAGTTGGTACTACATTTTGTGCAACAGACAAGTTCTCAGCAACACCTGCTAAGTCTGGAGTCCATTCTGTAAATGCTATACGTTGGGTAGCCATAGTGTTCCTTTATAAAGTAGGCTAATAGCCAAGGTAAATTATATACCCTAATAAACCGCCTAGTGTAGTGGCTACTGCATCCCATACATCTGGAGTGTGTTTGTCTTGGTGAAAGTAATCGTATATCTCTTTGCCAATAGCAAATACAATAGCAAGCAGCAAACCACAACCAAATAACTGACCGATAGCAAATAAAATAACCCCACCTAGACAATGATATATTTTGTCTGATGGGATATTGTTTAGAAAGGCTAAGATTTTCTCTATCATTATTTATTCTCTAATAATGCTATGCGTTCTGCTTGTATATCTACAATAGCTTTAAGTTCTTGAATAGACTTCATAAGCGCATACTGCAAATCTGTTTGGTAAATCGCTTTTAATGGGATACCATCTTTAGGAGTTTCACCAAATCCGCTTACATCAACTAATTCAGGTGCAACTGCTTCTACTTCTTGAGCAATAACACCAAGATTTAATAAATTATCTGTTTGGTCTTTATATAAGAATGTACGAACAGAAATGGCACATATTTTGTTTAGATAATTACCTGCATCAATGATATCTTTCTTAGTACGTTCATCAGAAAGATTTGTATCGTTTGCTTGATAGTTAGAAAGTCCACCATTTTTTCTTAGCACCCAACGCTGAGTAGTACTGTCACTATATTGAGCACACCATGAAGTATTATTTAATGATTGTGCTGTATCAGATATTGAAAATAATGTTGGGTTGCCACCAGAATTAGTATTATATAAATTTAATCCATTAACTGCACCACCATCAAAAGCTATAGTTAATTTATAATTTGATGCGTTAGATGAAGTTCCAATTTGTACATTTCCACTAGCATCTTTAATGAAATCGTTATTGCCAACATTTAATGTATCAGTATAAGCATCCCCTAATATTGTATTTCCTGTAGTTGTTAATGCAGTAGCAGTAATTAAACCAGTAGCAGTAGTTGTGCCAGTAACAGATAAGTTACCACCTACAGTAAAGTTATCTGCGTCTGTACCAACTTGTTGGTCTTTAAGTTGTGCCATCAATTCACGAATGGCGTTATTAATTCCACTAGGCGCACATCCCTCTGCAATATCAATACCACCAATATCTGTATTGTTTGCTGGTGTTGATGAAAACTCACTTATCTTATTCTTAGCCATAATTTATCCCTTTAAAAGCCATGTATTACTACTTACTGGTGTATTTGTCCATGTATTTGATGTTACTGATGTGTCTGTCCAAGTATTGATACTTTCTGGTGCTGGTATCCAGTTATCACCTAACTTTGTACCACTTGCGACTACAGTAGCATTTCCTGCAATTGCACCTTTACCGTACCATATTGCACTACCGTTAGCAGTTGCTAAAGCAATTCCATTAATATGTGCATCTGCGCTGTATTGAACACCACCAAGTGCCGTAACTGTAGCAAGCCCGACTACCGAGCCTGATGCAGTTCTAATTCTTATTGCATTACTTGTAACTGTTGCACTACCGTTTATGCTGCCAGCAGAAGTTCTTATTCTAAATGCACTAGATTGTACTGTGGCATTACCTGTTATTACAGCATTTCCGCTATAAATAACGCTAGAACCGCTAGAAACGCTTGCTAACGCATTAATGCTTCCAGTTGATGTCCTAACCCTAATGGCATTAGAGCTAACTGTTGCAAGACCATTAATTTGAGCTGAATTTAGTCTTGTTCTATTTGCACTAGCAGTAACTGCTGCATTAGCTACTATTATAGCATTTGCGCTACTAATTTGATTTGCATTAGCACTAACAAGTGCATTACCATCAACACTTGCAGTTGCTAATAGAATCTGATTAGCTATTGCACTAAATGTGCCTTGAGAAAATGCTGATATTCCAAACATTATTTATTGTCTCTGGGTATTAATTTTATTAATTGCATTATTTAACTTTTTTGATATTGATTTTTAACAGCTTGTATTTCGGCTTTCCATGCGTCTATTCCGCTATGAAAAATAGTATCTAATTGGTCAGCAATAGATGGGTAAGCTAGTTTTCGTGATTCATAATATGATAGTGGCTCTTTTTGTGCTTTTGCTAATTCAGCATACGCTTGGTCAGTTATCCATTTAACTTCAATATCTGATTCATCAAACCCTATAGTAATAGCATTTTGTTTTAATGTATCTAATCTAGCATTAGCTAACTCTTGGTCATCAGTATCACCACCTGATTGCATTTCAATGATTTTGCCAGTAGATTTTTGTATTGATATACGATTCATTTTAATTCCTTATCTAAAAGCTAAATAATATATGGTCATAGTATTAGTTGGTGCGCCAGTACCAATAACTGTTTTAGTCCAAGATAACGTAAATCCATCTGCATCCATTGTTGATATATTTGCTTGTTGTATGTTCCCGTTTCCTGCTGACGAGCGTAAATAATAGATAGCATTAGCGTAATTACTACCGCCTGAACCATAATAGTTATCTATGTATAAACAACCACCAGTTGTTGGGTCAGTATATCCAATACTTTGAACTGGTAATGTGCCTATAGCTGCAATAAATATAATTGCAGAAGGTTTAAATCCTACGCCAGTATATGCAACCGTACCTGTACCTGTACCTGTATTTCTAGACAAAGTACCTACTTTACCTATGCCCCCTAAAAAAGACCCAAACGATAGCGCACCAGTAATAGCTAAGTTTGAACTTGCATCTAAGGTCATCCCTGTAGTTGCGCCATTATTTACAATCCAATCATGGTTTAATGCAAAATATTTTAATTTTCGCCATGCTACACTAGGAGCTAAACACGTTATAGCTCCTGTATTTCCTGTAGTATCAAAAGATAATCCTACTCCGCCTGAAGTAGTTGCACCATTAGGTGCTACGGTAAAGAATCCGTTGTTCCATACACTAGGTGCGCCTGTTGCAGATGCAGTTGCAACACCTAATTTCCCTATAGCATTGGCAGTACCTATTAATGCATTTCCATTAGCATCAATACGCATTGACTCAACACCACCTTCAGAAAATGCTATGGTATCGGCAGCAGGGAATAATATTCCTGTGTTGGTATCACCACTCGTTGTAATGGCAGGAGCAGCAGCAGAGCCAGCAGAGAATGTAGATACACCACTAGCACTAATAGTAGTAGCAGCAATGGTAGAAGGTGTCGTAGCACCTAGAGTGCCATTTAGTGCTTTGTTTGTAAGCGTTTCAGTACCGGCTAAAGTAGCAAAGTCACCATCTGAAAGAGCTGTATTAAATTGCGCTGTTGTGCCAGTTAAAGTATTGCTGGCTAAGTTGATTGTTTTATTGGTAAGAGTCTGTATATCGTCTATGGTTACAGATTTACTAGCAGGATAGGTACAGAATACATTTTTAATGCCTGCACTAAACGATATAACAGAGCCTGTAGATGACGCAAGTAGTGTAGTCCTTGCTAACGTACCAGCACCTACTGTGCCAATACCTACTTCCCACTCTGTACCGCCTACAATAGCGTAGTAAGTTGTGTTGCCATTACCTACTGCGCTAGAGAATGTAGCAAAGCCACTATTAGCACCATCAAGAGTAAACGTACCAGTACCGGTAGTGGTAGAGGTTTCCTGTACCCTGTCTTTGACTATAAGAGCCATGTTTTATCCTATGATAATGTTACTGAAAGACTGCCTGACGCAATCTTAAATATATCGCCTACATCAATTGTTTTAGATACGTCTAGTGGAGTATGGTATAAAAGATTCCCAGATGTTGACGCATCCATTAAACCAATCCAACCTACCGTACCCCATGCAACCGTACATTGTGAGAATGTGCAGTCTGCGTTAGATAAGCTCACCCCGTTAGATGGTGCAGCAAAGGTTACGGATGTACGTGCGTAAGAGCCACCAGATACTTCTGTGCCTGTGTTGGCGTCTGTAGGGTCACTTGTGTAAAGTGCCACGTAAATTGTTGTTGGTGCTGTAAATGCTGTGCCTCGTAGCGTTACATTAATCAGCGCATTTTCTAGGTAGTTGGACATTTCTGACATAATAATTCCTTTATCGTGTTGCTATTGAGATTGAGATTGGTGAACCAGCATACTCGCCTTGGTCATCTGATACGGTTAAAGCATTTACACCACGGTCATACAATGATGCCCATGTTTGTAACCTTGCATCATTCATAATATAAGGCTCTGCTTCACCTAAAGCACCATAAAGCAATAAGTCAGGGCAGTTAGCCATAAATGCATTGGATGCTGTCGTGCTACTTAAAAATGTTGGTGCAGCATAATATAAAAGATTTACTGTGTAGTTGCTGTCTGGTACTGGTGACAACTGAAACTCTTGCGCTAATACTGTGTATTGATGCGGTAGACCAGAGTCAGTAGTACGAGAATTACGGAATAATGCGCTAGGTGACTGGTACTCTAATGTTGTTACTGGATTTGTTGCTAGGTGAATGTCACGCATTTGCAAGAAGTCTGACGGTAACTCAATTGTTGAATCACCTGCCGTTGCAGTTGTTGTCACTACCTTGAGCATTTGACGAATACGGAGTTCTCTGCGTAAACGTGTTTCAGCAAGCCTAATAAAGTCAGGAATCATTGCCGTTAAATCACTACGAGCTAGGTAACTGGCAATCGTAGTCTGTAAGTCTGCGTAGTTTGTCAATGCCATTAGATGCGCCCTGCCCTTGTGCGAAATGCCCTATTGTCGGGATTGTTTAACCATTCGTTAAATCGTTTCTTATCTATTACTGCAAAGCCTCTAGTAATGCCTTGCTTTTCTAATTCTGAGAACACGGTAAGCGGTATAGATGCGACCTTATTACTAAAGGCATCATTGCCCCATGTCTTACGTTCGTCTTGAGCAGCGTACTCACGCTTGTTCATCTCAAGTATGCTTGTAATGTCTTGGCTCTTAGCTATAACTAATTGGTCACCGTTATCAATAAACGATGTATTGGTAATGCCGTTGGATATTGTATTACTCATAAGACCTCGTAATGGGGGAGAGTTTCCCCTCCCCACATATCTAACTAATTACTAGGTTAAGTCAGCGATGATACCGTGTGCTGCTTGGTTCTTAACTTCTAATGTATACTCAACTAGCAACTGAGTTAAATCAGCATCGCCAGTTTTTGCAAGCTCATTAGTTTGGAATGGGCGCAAGTAAGATACAGCAGCCATTTCAGGATCTAATAAGAATGCTACGTCATCATTGTCTGAGTTAGGAATGAAACGGTTAGGCACGATAGAGATAGTACCAAAGTCAGAAACATAAACGTCTGCTGCACCGATGATGGCTGCTTGAACATTGCTAGGTACATCTTTAAAGCGAGTAGCGATACCGGCAAATGTAGATGCAACTACTTTTTGAGCTGGAGTTACCATCAACAAAGTTGGTGAACCACCGTTAGTGTAAGTAGATTGGATTACTGTGTTTAAGATAGCTGCTGTGAAAGCACGGTCTGTACCAGTTACACGAGCAGTAGTACCCAAAGAACCAGCAGTACCAGAAGTACCACCAGAGTAGTTTGAGCTTAACCATGTTTGTAAGCCACCCAAAACACGAGCAGTAGAAGAGTCACCAGCAGAAGCAACTTGGTTGCTTAATAGGATAGCTTCCATGTCACGTTTGATTTCAGCAGAAGCCTTAGCCAATTGGTATGCTTTTTCTGATTTACGACCAGCTTTGTTTACAGTTTCCAAAGTACCAGAAATTTTGATGGTTTTTTGTGAAATTTGTGTACGGTTACCAACACGAGTAGTTGGAGATAGTGTTGCGTCAGATGCAGTTGCACCCTCAACCACAGCGTTTGATACGTTTACAGCAGCCAAGCTGTCTGTTTGCCATTCGTGGTATACAGCAGTAGCTGCGGTTTTACCAACAGATGTCATAAATGGTGTATCTGTAGGTGAGATGTTGTAAATAACATCAGCCAAGTCTTCACGTTGACCAATGCTGGTATAGGTTTGATATGTTGCCATGATAATTCCTTAAATAAAGTTTTCAAAGACAGATGCAGCGTCACGCACCTTGCCTGATTTTTGTAATTGAGCCATAGTCTTTTTAGCCTGGTCAGTATTTACAGATGTATTACTGTTACCAGACTTAATCGTCTTAGGCGGTTCACTAACCCTCTTGTTTAGTTGAGGCTTAGACTGTTGTAATTTGTCGTACTGCATTGCCTTATACAATGCCATAACGTGCCGAGCATCTCTTACTGCTGATAGCTCTTGGTCTGAGAATCCTAAGTTCTTTGCAAACTTACGCAAATCTGACCTTAGTGCCTCACCTTTTACTGGATCGCTGTATTCCGGTAGTGTTTCAGACAATTTAGCAGCCTGTTCGGACAAGTATTGTTGCATTCCTTGCTGTTGCTCGGCTTGTTGCATCTCTGCAATGCGTTGTCTTTCAGCTTGTATTGCATATAACTTCTCTTTGTTCTGCGACATCTCTGCCACTCGTACAGCGTAACCGATAGGGTCAGATTCTTTTAAAGACTCTAAATCCTCTACTGGTTGTTGAGCATTCAGTAACTGCTCCATTGCTTGCAACCGTTCTGCATAAGCATCACGCATATATTTGGCTTCTTCAATAGCTTTTTGTTCAGCCTCTACTGCTTTGCGTTGCTCTGCTACTTGTTGCGTCTTTTTGGTGTAATCTGCACCTTGTTGCGCTAGTGATTTTAGTTCAGTTAAGGTTAGTTCTTTATCCTCGCCACCGACTTTAACTTGAAACCGTTGTTCGTCTTGGTCTGGTTCAGACTCCTCTGAGCTATTATCTTCTTGCTCAACTTCTTGCTCGTTACCACCTTCATCATTCTCTTGTTCTGGTTGTGCTTCTGCTTGCCCTTCTTCGGGTGCATCTTCACCGCCCATTAAACCTAAGAATGCGTTTGTTGCTTCATTGATAGTGCCATTACTTTGTGTGTCACTCCCGTTAGGGTTGGTGTCGGTAGTCATTTAAATCTCCAAATGCTAGTGCGCCTAGCCACGTTTTATAGATACTATAAAATCTTCCAGCGTTTGGCATTAATCTTGCGGTCATCTGCCATGCCAACTATATGTGCCATTACTTCACGGATGGCTGTTAGCTTTGTGTAAGCATCTTGTCGCTCATCGTAATCGTAAAGCGGTGAATTAGCCCACCGTAGCATTTGTAAATCTTCCATCTCTTTAAATACATCCAAGAAGTTTTGGTCTTGGAGCATATTGTTTGCCCACTCTGATTTGGTCATTTATACACCATAGGTTGTGTTAATATCAAAGTTTTCTTCCATATCTTGTGGTTCAGCCTTTATACCACCTTTTACCATTTCATTCAAGCTAGTGATGGCTGACATAATAGCGTTAAGCTGTTCTGTCTGTAGTTTACCGTCTGTTGCCTGTGTTTTTAGCTCAAGCTCCATCTGTTTCAATTGAAGCTCGGCTTCCTTGATACGGTAGTCACCTTCCATTTGCATTTGTTTCTGTTGCATCTCTAGTTCTTTACGAGCGTTATCTACCTGCATTTGCTCACGGTCTAGTTGCAACTTAGCTTGGTTAGTTTGTGCAGTAAGTTGAGCCTTGTCTGCTTCTACTTTGGCATATAACTGTGCTGCTTCAGACGTTGGGTCAGCAGGTGGCTGTGATGCTGCCTGCATTATTTGCTGTTCAACCTCTGGTGTAATGTCATTAATGAATGATGTGGTGTCTTTAAAGCCAGCCATCTCAATCATGCGACCAAGAGTGCTGCGATATTGCGTTACAGTCACCAATGGGTTGTTAGCACCGTACTTGCCGATGATTTCTTCCTGTTTAGACATAATCATTTGCAACATAGCAATCTGCTCTTGACGGTTACCGTTACCCAAGCCTACGTTGATTGATACATCGTATAGGTCAGACCATTCACGTGGGTCATAAGATACCCATTTGCCACGCATACGGATTGTCTTGGCTTGGTTTTGGTATTTGCATAGTAGGTGCAAGATGCCACGGAATAATGATTTAACACCTGTTTCAGCAAAGATACGAGCCATTAGCTCTAGCTTACCTGCTGACTGTTGCATCATGGCTGCCACGGCTGTTGCTGTAGTGTTCTGAAGCACGTTAGCATCAAGACCTTGCTGTAGGTCACTAACACCTGTACGTTTAGCCTGTACACCGTCTAAGTATTCCATCATCGGGAATGATTGACCGGCTGTGTTCTGTACGTTTAGTTGTGTAACTGCTGCGTTATTCTTAACACGAACAACACCACCGGCAGTAGACGTTAGTAAGTCATCTAGGTTTACTTGACCCTCTACGGCTGTAACACGGGCATTGTTTGTTAGGTACAAGTTGTCTAGCATCTGACGTAGGATAGTAGACTTTGTTAGTTGCAAGTCCATTGTCCTATCGGCTAGTGATTGACCAAAGAACTTATGTGGAATAGGAATCGGGCATACAGAGTGGAATGGCACGTAGTCGCATTCTTCATTAGACAGTATTGTTTCACCGCCTAGGATAACCCTGCGTAGCTCTAGTAAGCCGTTATCGTTAGTATCTACCTTGATGTAGCACTCAAATATCTCAACTTCTTCCATTGATAGGTCGCTGGACTGTGTATAGTCTGGCAACTCATCACGACCAAAACGAGCTAAACGCTCTGGTGCGTACTCTAAACGGTCGTTAGCTGGGATTGTGTCTACGATAGACTTCTCGTAACCCATAGCAATCAAGTCACCACGAGCAATCATTCTACGGTGTGCTGTGAATGGTGAGTCTTCAATGGTCTTAGCACGTTTGCTGATTAAGAACTCCTCTGGTGGGACATTCTCAATGGCGATACGGCTCTCATCGTTTATCTTTTGTATTGTAATATTATGCGTATTGTAAGGTATGCCATCCATACCAATGACTACATCGGTCACTTGCTTGGTGATTTCCCACTCGCCAGTCTGCATAATCATGGCTAACTCGTCATCGGTTAAGCCTTTATACTTCTCTTTGATGGTGTCTTTCTTTTCTTCCCAGTAGGCTTTAACAACACCAACCTTTTGTAGCAAAGCGTCTTTGAACCAGTTGTGTAGGATTAAGAAACCATCATTGTCTTTATAGAATACCCAGTTAGCCATGTCACTAGCTTGGTCAGCAAGTTCTTCTTCACCGTCTTTAGTAGGCTCAAAACGCACAGCATCTTCGCATGACGTGAATACACGGATTAGTTGAGGTAATGCACCATCTACGGCTTCTGCTACCTCACCGGTAACTACTTGGCTGCGACCTTCTACCTCAGTACCGTACTTGTCACGGAAGTAGTAGCTCATTGCATCAGCACGGGCTTGAACCGTATCAGACTCTAAGTAGCCAATAGCGTTATTGATTTCATCAGCAACAAGTGCCTTTAATTCTTCTTGGTTCATCATACGACCCATGCCTTATTTTGTTGTAATGGTTTAGACCATGTTGTATCTACTTCTACTAATCCTATTGCTAAATACCTAAACGAGTCTGCAAAGTGTGATGACCAGTCGTGAACTGGCTTATCGTAAAACACGTTCTGCTTCTCGTTAAACTCACGTCTATAGTTA